ACCAACTGAGCCACCCAGATAGACGTAGAATCACCCATTCCCAAGTCCCAAGCAGTAAAAGTTCTGCTTAGTTCCTCTCTAGGAATATCTTGCATATGCTTCTTTTCTTCTAGTTCATTGAGGATTTGACCAAAGTAAGAACCCTCTACAGCAGCGTCAAAGCTACATTCAAACTCTTGGCGGTACTTATCCTCACCCATCTCATTCTTGGCTTGCTTTAGTTCTACATCGTCAACTACCCCTGTCTCTGAGGCTTTGAACTCTAGCAATCCCCACCCATCCTCTTTCTCAGCCCTGTCTCGCAGTTCTTTGAAGTGATTGTGTCCCTTTGGCGTACCAATAAAGAGACACCATCCCATGCGGTCTGTCAGGGCTGGTCTAACAATGTCTGTCCATATCTTAGGGTTCTGGTCACCCACCTCATCAATGATTACCCCATCAAAGTATTGACCTCGCAGGGAATCAGGGTTGTCTGAGCCGTATAGCTGAATACGCCTACCCCAGAAGTCAACTCGTAACTCTGAGATGTTATTAGTACCGCCTAGCGGAGTAGTGTATTTAACGAGATAGTCCCAAGCTACACGCTTTGCTTGTCCATAGGTAGGCGCAATGTAAGCGTATCTAGGAGTTTCTTTCTCGTTTAGCACCGCCTCACGGATTAAGTGGTTAAGTGCTGCAACAGTCTTACCAAACCTACGATGTGCCACAACTACCGCAAAGCGTTTGCCTTCCAGTAACTCGTGAACCTTTAGTTGGTGTTCCCTTGGCTTATAGGGAATTTCGATTACTTCGCCCATGTAACGATGTGCTGAAGTGGTTGGTCTGAGTCGCCACTTATGGTTACTGAAGCCATATCTGGCATTGATTTACGCAATAGTATCTCAATAGCCTTCATCCTTGTAGGACTTAACTCCTCAGTTTCACCAAGTGCATGATTTTGCAAAACATTTAGTAATTGACTTACTTGAATCTTTTTGCGTACATCTTCCTGATGAAGTTTGTTTATTGGTCTTCCGACTGATGCCATTTTGTTTGACTCCTCTAGGGTTGGTCAAGGTTAAGTAATACTTTATTCTAACAGACTTGTAATCTCTTTGCGTTTTTCTTCGTCTAGTAGGCTTGTTGCTGGTAACAACGGAGTAGCAGCAAATAAGGGTTGACCCTTAGATGTTCCCTCTTTCATTTGAGGAGTAATGTCTAAGTAACGGATGGTTTCTTTAGATGGACGCTGTGCAGGAATCCCATCTGCATCCCTAGCATAACCTGTAGTTATCTGTGTCTCACCTACTTTTGCGCCATACTTCTTGCCGTACTTATCCAAGAACTTAGGATAAATCTCGTCATAGTATTTTTTCATTCCTTCACCACCAACCTGCAAATCAAGTCCTGAATATTCTTCAGGAATTGCATTTAACTGATTTCGCAACGCATCAATTTGGTCTTCTGGTAAATCGTCTTTAATTGCTTGTCTAAGTGCTTTTCTGATTTCAGCATCTTTTTCTGCATTTACAGCTATTTTTTGACCAAGTTCTTTACCAACATAATCTGGCAATTCTTTTGGGTCAACAGATTTACTCATTACAAGTGCGCCATCATTGTCGTAACCTTGAAGACGACCATCTCTATATCCGACACGAGAAAGTTGTTTACTTAAATCAAAGCGTTCTGCTTGCTGTTTACCAGTAGTTAAGCCTATACGCTCATAGCCATTTTCGGCAGCGTACTTAGTTAGTCGCTTTAAAGCTAATTGATACCATGTGTCTTTAAATGGTGCGTCTGGTACTGCATTATCACCGCCCATTCCAGCATCTCTATTACGCTCAATAACGCTTCGTTGCTCACTATTTAATTCAGCAAAAGATGGGTCATCATCAAGTTTGTTTTGGTTATACCATTTTTCCAAACCTTCTTTAGTTTTGTAACCCCGCTCTCTTCCAGCTTGATGCCAATCAGATTGAATTTCCTCAACCAATAGCATTTTTTTACCATCTGCATCAATTCGGTCATTAACCCTCATATGAGCCAAGATGTTTGGTTGGTCAAAGTGAGATGATTCAAAGTTTTCTGTTTGCCTAGTAACGGGTATTTTTTCTAATTGCTTGATATATGCTTGCAAATCATCAGCTTTTGATGCAAATGAAATAGCTTTTTCCATATTACCTGCATTAGCAAATTCATTTTGTAATTCACGCATAGTCTCCATGCGTTTTGTGTATTGCTGTATTTCAATTGCTGGATTAGGCATCGCTTCTGGCAAAGTAAGCAATATTTCACGATAGTTCTTGCCACCAGCTAATTGATACCTATTATATTTGGTTAAATCATCTGCTTGTGCGCCTGATAATTCACTTATTATTTCTTCTCGTGACATTACGTCACCATAATTATCTACTGGCTTATATCCCCTAACTCGTACATATTCATTTTGTAATTGTGTATCTGGTAATTTAGAAAAGTCTTGACTTCCATAAGTTACTTCTTTAACATCAACCCGATTGTTAGCTAAGAAGTCTTGAACCTCTTGTTTAGTAACATTGGGTTTATCTCTTAAGAAGTCTTCCAATCCTGTAAATTGCAATTCTTCTTTCTTAACATCAGGTGCTTTCATCAAATCGTTAATGAAAGACTGTCCAGTTCCTTTGTTTCTGCCAAGATTTAAAGCAGCTTGCTCAGTAGCTGAATAGAAACCAATGTCAGAAACTGGTGCTTGTGGCTTAGTCTGCAATAGGCTTTCAATAGGCTCTACCTTAGTAGATAACAATCCTTGCTCTGGGGCAACAGCAAACAATGGCTGTGGCACTACCTTGCTCATCATGCTATTAGGACGCTGACCCATCATCGTAGCAGCCAGTTCCTCACCTGCCATTTGACCAATCTTTTGCACACCCCTAACGGCTGGCATTGGGTTTAGCGGAACAAATGATGCTGCTTGACCTGCTACCTGACCAACTCTTGACGTAGGCGCAAGTGGTAAATCTTTTAAGAACTTTTCTGTTGTGTAAGGAAACTGCGCTGGTGCTTCATAGCTGGTATCGCCAAACATCTCTGTGGGACTTGGCGACCTAAGCAAATTAGCTATGTCAGCAGGTAAACCCAACAAACCCGCTAAACGTCCCCTAAGAACGTCAACAGGCAAATTAGCAGAATCAGCGGGGCTACCCTGTCTGCGCCTGTTTAATTGGGGATAAAAGCCAAATGCTGCGCCCAAGTCTGCCATGATTACTTACCTTTAGGCTTCTTTGCTTTGTTCTTTGCAGTACGCTCACCCCTGACAGGCATGGGTTTAGGCTTCTTCTGCATCAATTTCTGCATCATTTCCATTGCCTGTTGATTTGTCGTTCCCATCATATTCATCCTCGGTTATTGGCCCACCACTAATCCATGCCTCACAAGTCCTCTTGGAAGCACACTTAAAATCAAACACTTCGCAGTAACCTAAGTCGCCAGCATCAATGACTTCCCAAGCATCCATCTCTGAGTCGCCCAAGCCTGATTCAATGCAAGCAAGCATCTTAGGGGTTTGGATAAAAGCAGAGCAGTTTCCGCAACGAGACTTTTTAGCCTGTGCAGGTGAGATTCTCCAAGCCTTAGAAATATCACGCCAGTATTCCATGCTTGGCTCGTTAGGATTCATTGGGCCGTAGTTCGCCTTATCGATGGCCTTTTGGCGACACTCAAGATTGACTTCTACGTCACCTGTGGCAACTGGACACGCTTCGCCTTTTTTCTCTTGGCTTTGTATCTCAATCTCAATTTTTACGGATGGCTCAAGTAAACCAGACATGGTTATCCCTATGGAGTTTATTTATTATCTCATAAAAAAAAAGAGGGAACAAGTCCCTCTAAAGTCTCAATGGCAACTGAGTGCGTCCATTGTGCGCTATCTAAAAAGATTTGCAAGCGTTAGATTTAAAACATCCATCTCGTCTAGCTTCATAACCTTCCAAATCCTAGCTTGCCCATGTATTCCGTTAAAGCTACCTTGATGGCAATCCTTACATAAAGGAATACATAAGTATTGGTTATGTTGGACAATATGGTGTGCATCGCTTGGGCCAGAAGCGTTACATACCCCACAAGGCATTTCTTTGACCTTTGCCAAGTGGAGTCGTTCCCTGTTATTGGGTCTGTTGTTCATGCTTCTCTTACATAAACACCAAAACTGGCAGCAGTATCACCAAAAGGTAATTGCTCTATTTTTTGAGCAATGCGTTCTCGCTCTTGTTTAGCAACTAGCTTGGCAAAGGCTTCAAGTCTGTTTATAAATCCTTCAGAAGCATCAAGTCCCTGATATGTTGCGCCAATGCCATACATAGAAACTTCTGATTTCAAAGCCATGCTTTTAATGTCTTCTCTATTCATACCAAACTCCTATGAAATAAACCACCAGCCACCAAAAGGCAGCTAGTGAAATAAGAATTAGTCGCCAAACTGCCTGTTTACTCAGCCTCGTAAGCCATGATTTTTGCATGGTCAGCTTCCTCCAAGATGTGCTTAGAAAGACGCATACAGCCCTCAATCTCTAATTCTTTAAACTGCTGGTCAGTAAAGATGCCCATGACGTTACGTCCTTCAAACCAGACTTCATCAATGTTCTCGTTGTACGTACCTTCTTCGTCACGCTCACAACTCATCACGACAGTAACGATTACAGAGCCTTCACCAGTTGTTGTGTCAAATTCGTATTTCATTTTGTGTTCCTTAAAAGTACCCTTGAGAATTTCTTGGGCTGAGTGAAGTATAGCAAACTAAACAGACTTGTGCAATTTATTTACTAGGTACTTTCCCTACTCCGTAGTTTTTACGCCAAGACGCTCACTTGCTTGCTCTGACCGCCATATGTCGGCTTTCATCTGGGCAGCAATCAACATATATTTCAGAGTCTCCTCACGAATGGTAGCCTCTTGTAAACCCCTTAATAATTCTTCGTATTCTGGGTGAGCATAAGCCTCACGCTCTTGTGCTACACCAGAATCTATGCCTCTAGCCATAGCCTCTTTCATCAATAAAGATTTTTTTGTACGCAAGAAATTTTCTATAAAAACCCTTTGAGCCTTTGCCTCGGCAAATTTGCATGAATTTTCAATGATGTACTCTATTGCTCGGTAAGGTGCTTTCACTTGACTACTCCAATCATTCTTAATGCCGCTTCTGGGCAATCTATTCTTGCCAAGGTACTACCAGACCAATTCTCGAAAAAGTCGGCTTGTAGCTTCGTTAAACGCTTTTTAGGCCCTGATTTAACTTCCACGCAGAAGGTATGTCCCTTGTAGCCAACCAAAAGGTCAACTGGCAGACCAATGACCCATACATATGCCCCTGCTGCCCTAAGTGCGCTGACAATGGCTTCTTGTGTTGCATCAACTCTTGCTGCTC